TCGTGGGAGACGCCGTAAAGCTATCAGGAACAGGTAAAGCAATTGTAGGATGTCCTCATAAGGCTTCTGTAGCACAATGTGCTGCAACAGACCCAATTTATGGGATTGTTCAAGGGTTCCTACCTCATATGGTGTCAACAGGAATGGACTTAGGTAGACGCCATCGTCCAGCCAGTGTTGATATGTATGTTTTAATCAAACCAGCTAACCATCAAGACATCTATCGTATTCAATCTTCTGGAACAGCTCTTGCAGCGGTGGATATTGGATTGAACGCAGACATCGTGGTTGGAACAGGAAGTTCCACAACAGGTATGTCAGCTATGGAAGTGGATAATTCCACTAAAAACACCACTGCTGGATTGCAGGTTAAAATCATTGGATTTGATGATCGACCAGGTAATTCAATAGGAACCGATGCAAAGATATTGGTGAGAATTAATCAAAGCGTGTTAGGCAATGACGCTGGCACAGCAGGAGTATAGTATAAATGGCTAATTCAGGTAGACATACAATGGGGTCCATCCCACGTGCGTTACAGTACGGTGTGGATGATTTTGTAAAACATTTCAGTAAAGTTTATGGTAACGTAGGCGAAATGCTCTTCACTAAAAAGTCTAGCAACGAAAAAGGATTTTATGAATCCGTAGTGTTGGCAGGTATGGGCGAAGCGGCAAGGAAAGGTGAGGGTTCTGCAATTTCCTATGATTCTATAGACCAAGAGTCTAACACACGATGGGCAATCCATACGTATGTTAAGGCAGCTAGGTTGACAATGGAGTCTCAGGAAGATAACGTATACCAAGACCTACTTCCTATGTATTCAAAAGAAATCGCTAAATCTTTGGTTTACACTAAAGACGTTAAACGAGCAGAAATCTTTAACAATGCAATCACTTCTGGTGAAACAGGTCCAGATGGTAAGGTTCTTATTGCAACTGACCATCCTCTTCAAGCAGGCGGTACTAGTTCTAATCGTGCTGCTACAGATGCAGATTTATCAGAAGACTCTTTAGAGCAAATGGTGATTCTCATTGATGGCTTTTTAAATCCTGATGGATTGAAGAGCATGTATAATGCTAAATATTTGGTTGTGCCTGCACAGCTTAAATTTGATGCATGTCGAATCATGAAGACTAAATATCAAACTGATTCTGCAAACAACAACATCAGTGCGATTAACCAACGAGGAGATATAGAAGACTACATGGTGTGGAAACACTTGTCTGATACAGATTCCTGGTTTGTCACCACCGATGCGGATGATTCCTTAGTGGAAGTTAGCCGTAAAGGGTTGCAACGACAAGAACATACAGACCCGTACACCTTTGACTTAATTGTCTCTATCTACGAGCGGTATAGAATGTTGTTCAATGATTGGAGAGGTATCGCTGGTTCATTCGGCGCATAGTTAGTATTGAACTGGTTGCATTCTGTAACCGGTTCAGCCCCTAAGGGGGTTTTAATTTAAGGAGTTACAAATGCCAATTTCAAATTATCCAAATGGATTTATGAACGGGATTACAATCCGAGGGGTGCCTGTACATGTGGCCCATCCAGGACAAGTGTTTTTCGTAAACAACTCAGCGGTGCTTGCATCGGGTGGAGTTGCAGGGAGTAATGGAAACCCAGGTACATACCTAAAACCATTTAGCACTATTGATTATGCAATAGGACGATGTACAGCAAATCGTGGAGACATTATATTTGTTATGCCAGGACATGCTGAAGATGTTTCAGCTGCAGCAGGCATTGCACTAGATGTCGCAGGTGTGGCTATTGTAGGACTAGGTAATGGGTCATTACGACCTTCGATAAGCCTTACAGCAACAGCCTCTACATTAACCATGAGTGCCGCAAACTGTTCACTAAAGAATATACTACTTTTAGGTGGTGTAGACGCTGTTGTATCAGTTGTGGTGGTGAGTGCAGCCGATTGCACTATTGAGGCATGTGAGATTCGAGATGTTACAGGACAAGTGACAAACGGAATCCTCACTACAGCAGCAGCCACTCGTCTTAAAATTTTAGACCACATTCATAATGGAGCTACAGCAGCAGGAACAGACGCAGCTATAGCAATTGTAGGTGGAGATAGAATAGAAATCACTGCATCAGTTATAGACGGCAACTTTGCTGTCGGAGGCATTGATGTTCGCACCACCGCAGCCACTAACCTGTATGTCCATGATGTAGGAAGATTCTTTACACGTAACTCAGCCGATATATTCTTGGTGGATACAATCACAGCCTCAACAGGTCAGATTGGTCCTAACATTAATATCCGTCTCACAGACAATGGAGCTAACATTACAGAGGCCATTACAGGCGCTACGTTTGTTGTTGTTGACCCTGTGAATGTAGTGAATCTTGCGAATGAAAAAGCCATGCTTATAAACTGGGTTGCATCAACTGACGCATAATTGTAGGGGCGAAAGCCCCTCCTTTTTAGGAGAACCAAATGGCTAATACAATTACACAGAGGACACTGTTAGGAGCGGGAAACGATAAGACGATTGTTCGTTCAATTCATATTGTTTCTGATGGGTCAGAAGAAGCAGACTTAGTGATTTATGACAATTCAGCTTTTGTCGCAGGAGTTACAAAAGGTGTGTTAAAAGAAGTGTGGGTGTCCGGGTCAGGATGTCAAGGAGTGTTGGAATGGGATCAAACAACAGATTCCCCAGCTTTCACATTTGACCCCTCGAATGGAAGCCACTGGGATTTTAGTTCTTTCGGAGGAATAGGTAATCCAGGAGGTGCAGGAGCCACTGGAGACTTAGTGCTGACAACTACAAATCTAGACGCTGGAGACGTGTTAACATTAATTATAAAAATCACTCAAAATTAATTTGACAACACAGTCTGTATAGTCTATAATATAAATGTGAACGAAATAATGGAAGTAGGCATTGCCGTAATTCCTAACATCTCTCGACTTGTCGAGCAGCTAAGAAGTTCACATGTAACGAAAGTTACAAGCGTAACGAATCTGGAATGATTCGCAACTCACCCAGCCTAGCTGGAGGGCAAGGCCACTAAGTCCTTTATGACATACTGACGAGTATGAAGTGGTAAGCTGCAAGCAAGGTCGAGAGGGTTTGCTAATGTAGAGTTCACAGGGATTGCCCGTGGTGGGCACCTCTTCTTCAGTGAATTTAATTGGAAGGTAAATGGCAGATAGATTCAACCCCGGACGCGTAGGCGATTGGGTAGTTTTTTGTGATATTTGTGGACAGAAATGTTACGCCTCAGAAGCCACTAAGTTATCGACTTATACAGGCAGAGGCGGTCTCATTGTCTGTCCTAAAGACGTTGACAAAATAGACTACGGCTTAATACCTTATAAACTCCCTATAGAAAGAAATGTCCCTTGGACAAGAATCAACCACACAGATGTAGCTGATGGTTCCCCCATATACGACCTTCAAGTCGCTACAGTGGAACAAATAAGCTCATATCAATACTTAGTCACTTCTCAAGGTGAGAAACAAATTTTAGTGCTCAGCCAGGATGAAGACGTCTGGCTGGCCACATCATAGGAGATATAATGGCAATTAGCACTAAGAAAGTCAATCAACTAGGTAGCGGCGGAACTCTTGAAGCAGGCGATAAAGTTGTAGGCGAAAAGGTTGCTGGAGTAACGTCTCTATTAACCGTAGGTCAATTACAACCTTCAGATGGTGACAAAGGTGATTTAACAGTTGCTTCATCAGGCACTATATGGACAATTGACAATGACGTAATCACTTATGCTAAGATGCAGAATGTAAGTGCGACAGATAGGCTCTTAGGTAGAAGCACAGCTCTTGCCGGAGACGTAGAAGAAATTATATGTACAGCTGCTGGTCGCAGTTTGCTAGACGACGCCAATGCTTCTGCACAAAGAACAACACTAGAACTAGGTACATTAGCCACACAAAGCGGAACGTTCTCAGGAACATCTAGCGGTACGAATACAGGTGACCAAACCTCAATAGTGGGTGTTACAGGCACTAAAGCACAATTTAACACAGCCGTCTCTGACGGTGATGTTTTATTTACAGATGGCGGAACAGCTACAGGCGTTTATGACTTTGGGGGAGCAACTAGTTTTGAACTTCCTAATAGTGCATCCCCTACAGTTGATGCTGATGGAGAGATGGCAGTGGACACAACTGTCGCAGATTTCTCACATGGAATAGTAAAATATTTTAGCGGAGAAGAAGTGGGCGTTGTAAGCATGCCTATAGCTCAATTTACATCTCCCCCGAATGGCTATATAGTTGCATACAATAGTACAGCAGATGAATTTCAATTAGCAGTGCCTCCCTCAGGTTTCGACCCTAATGCCACAGCAGGCACTAATAATGTTATTGTAGGCACCACTGCGGGGGACTCTATTACATCAGGAGGCAACTTCAACGTTTGTGTAGGGTATGATGCAGGAACATCCATAACCACATCTGACAATAATGTAGCTGTTGGATATCAAGCACTAGATGCTGTAACTACGGCTTCAGTGAATGCCACAGCAGTGGGTTCAGGTGCGCTAGGTGCTTTAACATCTGGCACTGGAATGGCAGCTGTTGGATATTTAGCAGGGTCTGCTCAAACTACAGCGGCTGGAGGTGTGTTCTTCGGAATGCAGGCAGGTAGCGCTAACACAGGTGCAGCTAACGTCTGTATAGGCAACACAGCTATGGCTAATGGCACTGCTTCTAGAAACAACAACGTTGTTATAGGAGACAATGCAGGTAACTTCGGCACTGGTAGTAACTCAGTTGTTATTGGACCCGGCACTACAGGTAGACAACATGGTTCCAACTGTGTATATGTAGGAAGTACAGCAGGACAGAATGCCACAGGTGCAAGCAATGCAGTGTTGGGAGATAGTGCATTAAGCTCAGGTACAGGAGGTGCAGCAGCTGATAATGTCGCAATAGGTGCAGGAGCCATGATTGCAGGTGCTTCAGGAGCTATAGTGTTCACCTCAGCAGCAGGTAACACATGCGTAGGTAGTAGAGCAGGCATAGATTCAGCAACTTGTTTAAATGCCATAGCAGTGGGACGAGATGCTGTCACTACAATAGCAACAGGAGCCACCTCGAGCGACAACGGTCCAGGTATAGCCATAGGTTCGGCAGCATACAAAGTGGGCTTTAGAGGCGACGGTACAATTTACGCAGCAGTGGGTGCTAGTGCAGGATATTGGAGACTTAAAATTAATGGAACAGTTTATAAAATAAACTTATTTGCGGACGCTTAATATGAACTATCAAATGTCACAAGAACATTTAAATGAAATACTAAACTACTTAATTCAACGTCCATATAAAGAAGTGTACAACCTAGTTGAACATTTAAAACAAGCAAACCCTGTGAAAGAAAATGTCGAGAAGTTATAGAAAAACTCCTATAATGGGAATATCAGGCGGTTCGACACCACAGAAGAAATTTAAAAAACAAGAACATCAAAGAGAAAGAACAGCTGTACGATGTTTAATTAATAGTGAAGAATATGAAAACATTCCTTCACAAAAGAAATTTGGTAATGAGTGGGACAGCCCACGAGATGGTAAAATGTGGTTTGGCAAATGGAAAGAACGCTGGCCAGAAGACTATCCAAAATGGATGAGAAAATAATCATGAATATGAGAGAACAATAATGGCACGAAGTGGAAGTTATAATTTTGCTCTAGACAGAGACACAATAATTAAACGATCTATGCAGCTTGTTAATTTAATTAACATCAATCAAACCGCTAGAGGTGCCGATCACGCATATGCTGTAGATATCTTCCAGAGTATGATTAAACTGTGGCAAGCAGAAGGCATTCAGTTATGGAATCGTAAACAAGCTACATTGTTCACAGCCTACCAAGACAGACAATACAGCATATCTAACACTGGTGATCATTGTGCTAATACATATATAGACACCACGTTGTCCGCTGCTGAAGCCTCAGCCCAAACAGTGCTCTCAGTGACTTCGAGCGCAGGCATGACAGCGGCCGACAAGGTGGGAATAGAGCTAGATAACAAGAGCCGACAGTGGACAACAATTGTCTCTGTAGACTCCTCAACACAAATAACTGTAACAACAGCTTTAACAGGAGCAGCAGCTTCTGGAAACACTGTTATTACATACACTAATAAGATTGCTGACAGACCATTACGTATTCTAGATGCTCGCACCGTGGATTTAGACAACGACAAGAATTCTGTTTCTATGGAACTTATTGGATATGACCAATATTTTAACATCCCGGTTAAGACAAGTGATGGCCGACCCCTTAATTTCTATTATGATAAAATGCTAGATGCCGGGGAGCTCTATGTGTATCCTCGTCCAAACAATGTAAATGAGCTCATTGAGTTTACGTATCACGAATCAATTGAAGACGTAGACTCTTCAACAGACTCTATGGACTTTCCTCAAGAATGGACACTACCTCTTATATACGGACTGGCCACAGAATTGTGTGTATCGTTCGGCAAGTTTGAAGAATTGAAAACCATTAAGCCATTGGCCGACCAATACAAACAAATAGTCAGAGAATTTGATAATGATGAATCTCCCTTCTATTTACTTCCTGATATGAGTGTATACTAATGCAAATAGACATCATAGGAGGTACGTATGAACACAGCTTCAAAGACTGGAACGCCCAGCGTACAGTCAATTGGTTTCCTAAAATAACAGACTCTAAATCACAAGAAAAGAATAAAACCCAAATAGCTCTATTCCCACGTCCTGGACTGTCTCAATGGACAGACCTCGGGGGCGAATCTGTTAGAGGGTTGTATACGGCCATAACGCTCACACAGGAGCGTTGTTTTGCTGTTGTTGGCACCAACCTATACGAAATCAATTACGACATGTCATACACGCTCAGAGGAGCTTTAACAGGCATGGCCACTGGCAGCCGCTCTAAAGTGTATATGGCCACTAATGGTAATGGTGAATTGTTTATTCAGGACACCATGGCTGCCTATGTATATACATTGTCCACTGATACGTTGACAAAGGTGACAACGAGCGACTATCCAAATGGAACTACATTAGACTATGCAGATGGTTATTTTGTTATTTCAGGTAAGAATGGTAGAGTGCATTTTAGTGGTTTGAACGACGGCCAATCATGGCCTGGATTCAATTTCTTCACTCCTACGTTTAAGCCAGATGGTGTTAAAGCTGTTGTTACATTCAGAGAAGAAATATATTGTTTTGGTGATGAAACCATAGAAGTGTATATTAATGATGGCTCCACACCTTTCGTTCGTCAATCACGCACGTCAATGTATTTTGGACTAACAGCACGTGATAGTGTAGCTGTCCATCAAGGTGGTGTGTTCTTTCTAGGTAAGAGCAAGACAGGTGGTAATGTAGCATATATGATGGGAACGGATTATTCTCTAACACCTATTAGCACACCCTGCATCACTGATCGATTAAACAAGTTTGTTAACAAGGATGCAGAAGGATTTGTTGAAACTACAATGGACGGTCACATATTTTACCATCTCCATTTGCCAGCAATAAAAACTACATTGGTTTACGACATGACTACAGGAATGTGGCATGAAAGACAAAGCCAAAGAATAGCTTCAGACAATGATGGAGCAACTATTCAGGATATGTATCGTGGACGTTGCTTCGCAACATTCAAAGGCATCAACCTGTTTGGCGACTGGTGGTCAGGAAAGATATTCAAAGAAGACACTACAGTGAGCACAGACGATGGAATGCCTCGACTACTTAGGCGCACCAGTTCAGTGTTTCATAATGAACAAAAAAACATATCAGTTTACAATTTAGAATTTGAAGTTAATTCAGGCATGGGAACAACTGTTGGACAAGGCGTTAACCCAGTGCTCATGGTCAAGTATTCTATAGATGGTGGAAACACATTCGAACAAGAAGAAATGTTAATGCTGGGACAGTTAGGACAATACGACACACGAGTCAGTACGAATAATATAGGAACCTCTCGTAATTGGGTGATTGACTTAAGAGTGAGCGACCCAGTTGATGTAGTTGTTTTGCAGGCACTTGCTCGCGGTTCATTTGGGAGTTGGTGATGCCTGTAAATCTACCTTCAATTAGTGTGCCTTTCACAGACAGCAACGGACGCATATCGCCTATCTGGCACGAATTCTTACGGTCTTTCGTGAAACAAGCAGAAGCAGGCACTTTAATATCCTCTGGAAATGTCTCACAAGTTGTGGCAGGAAATGGATTGGTGGGAGGAGGACCTGTCTCTTCAGATGTTCCTTTACGTGTAGGACAGGGCTCAGGAATAGCTGTTAATGCAGACGATGTTAATGTAGACATCAACGGTGCAACATATGCATTAGGCACCTTAGAAGATGAAATTATGTTCTCTGATGTCTCAGATAATAATGCAATTAGAAAAACCAGACTACAGGATGTAGCAGGACTATCTTCTCCAGGAGGAGCTGACACGTTTGTACAGTATAACAATGCAGGCTCTTTTGGAGGCAATTCATCACTGACCTATGATGGCGTCAGTACATTAGGATTGGGAGGAATTCTCACTATTAATGGCTCCACGTTTAGTACAGCAACTAATGCAAGTAAGTTTGTTTTTAATGTTCCGGCAGGCACTGCCGATGCTCATTATACATTTAGACAAACAACGGGAACAGGTTCTTCAGGTATGCTCGCAGTATTTAGTTCATCACTTGCTAGTACAGATTTAATAATAGACAGTGACATAGATGCCGGAGGAGATACAACAAAGGAGTCCAGATTAGTATTTAGAAATAAAGGTGTTACTAAATGGGTGATGGGGCTAGAAGGAAGTGGGTCAGGAAGTAAGTTTGTAATGTCTGTAACAGGACTTAACACTGGTCAGATATATAATATAGACACCATGTATACTATGAACCACATAACTGCAATGACAAGAAGTGTTAATGCAGGCGTTACAGCTTCCACAACACAAACTCAGGGACAAGGTGCTCAAACCTTAGACATTATTCAAGTGAGTGTGTGTGCTAACGCTAATGATACAATAACGCTGCCCACAGCTTCAGCAGGAAGACACGCAACTGTTATTAATAGTGGTGCTCAAACACTCCGAATATTTCCAGCATCTGGTGATAATTTAGGAGCAGGTGTTAATACAGCAACCACGTTGGCCGCAGCAGGGAAGGCATTATTTGTAGCCTATGACGCCACCAACTGGAAGCAACTAATATGAAGACTATTAGACAATCCACTCTTAGTGAGTTGCATCTTCATCTAAAGGATTTCTACGATTCTATATCTTATGATGGCAGTCCAGAGTTCGAGCAATACACGCCCAAGGGCGCATGGATTACCCTTTTACATAATAGTGATGTGGCGGGATTCATTAATTTGGAACCTTTAAATAATATAATGTGGAACTGTCACGTAATGATACACCCTTCTTTCAGAAAAAATGGTTCAGAAGAATGGGGAATATTGACAGCAGAATTTATGAGAGAACATTGTGGAGCTAAGAAGTTCTTAGCATTAACTCCATATATAGCAGCAAAGAAATATGCCGAGAAGATTGGCTTTAAACACGTACACACTTTAAACGAGAGTGTGCAGAAAAATGGAATACTAATGAATCAATATATGTTGGAGATGAATTAATGATAGGTGGCAGCGGCGGTACAGACTTAAGTAAATACTTAATCAATTTTAATTCAGCGGCATGGGCCAATCAAGCTAATGCTCATTTGCAGCAAGCGTTGAATCAAGCCCTCCCTTACGGTGAGAAATATACACAACAAGCTATAAATGTTGTTCAAGACTATAGCAACCAAGCACAGAGTGATATCAATAAAGGATATCAAACATCACAGGCATTAAATGCTCCTCAGCACTTGGCTACATATAACGCCTTAGATGCCTATCAAGGTACGTTAGGACTTGCAACACCACAAGGCGGCTCGTTCCAATTAGCTCAAGCTATGAATAACAACGCACAAGGCAATCCTCCTCTCAATCCTCAGCAAGGCAACATGGTGGCAGGATATAATAATGGACTGTTAAGTACACCTATGCCTCAGCGGCAACAACAGGGAGCATACTAACATGGCAGACGTTCCATTTTACACACAAGGCACTGCCACTGGAGGACTGCTTGGTGGTTTACAGAACCAGCAAGCTTCACAACAATCAGCAACTGGATATGTTCCTGGACAGGGGCAGGCTCCTATGGCACCTTTACAGTCCTCAATACCTGGCATCGGAATGCCGTTTCCAGGAATGGGAGATGCAATACAAGGGGCTATGTCAGGTGCAGCCAACTCCACAGGACAGAATAGATCGAGCGATTTACTTTCATTATATGAATCTGTTAAGGCAAGCCCCGGAGGGATGACAGCAGGTAATTGGAATCAAGCGATCGCCAATTATAATAAAAGCGCCCAATCAGGAGGAGGTGGTACAACAATAGGACAAAGTGACCCTTGGCTATCCCCTGAGGAAATGAGAGCTAAATTAAATGCCCTTCAAACCTCCGGAGCATCTGGTGGGGGTTCTGGAGGCGGTGGTGGTGGTGCAGGAGCAGGGGCCTCTGGAGGAAATAGGGGATTGAATCTGTCAGGCACTCAAGGGAACGCTCCTACAGGAAGTACACCTGGTAGCTTGAATCAATCATCAACTCCTATGAGCAATACACTTGGATATTCACCCGTAGCTATAAATCCAGGAAGTACAAACATCGGAGCTATACCTCCAGGAAGTACAAACAATGGAGGACAGGCAGGCGTGTTACAAATGCAACAAGCCAATCCACAAGGTGCTTTAGACCAATATAAAAACACTCCCGGTTATCAATTGTTAAACGCCCCTGGAGCGTATGAACAAAGTCCTGGCTATCAGTATGCCATGGACCAATCTATGAATCAGGTGCAGAACGCAGCGTCAGCTAAAGGTATGCTAGAATCCGGTGCCGTAATAAAGAACATGCAACAAACAGCTTCTGGGCTAGCACAGCAAGATTATGGCAATTGGTGGAATCGTCAAAACCAATTATACGGTGACTATCAAAACCGACTGCAAGGAATGGCAGGAGGTCCGACAGGGGGCGCAGATGCGATGACATCTAGTGCAAATGCTGCACAGGCTAATTTACAAACAGGAAGCAACGTCGGAAGTTTGTTCGGGAACCAAGGTACAACAGGAATGGGAGGCATTATTAATACAGCTGCCGCTCAGTCTGGGAACATGATTAATGCTGGACAGCAGCAAGCCACAGTGAACGCAGCTAACCAGGCTACACAGCTGGCAGGTGCCACCCTTGCTTCGAATCAACAGCAACGAGCTAGAGGACTATTTTAATGGCAATTGACATACAACAACCAAACTATTCGGGACTCGTAGCTATAGCAGGCAAGAGTGCTCCTTTAAATATTGCTCCTACGGGGGCCTTAGGGTTACAAGCGCTACAGCAAGGCCAGGCTAATCAAGCATCCTTAAGAGACGCTGCTCTGCGTCAACAAGCAATACAACAACAAGGAATGCAAGGACTACTATCAAACATGACTCAGAACAGAGCATTAGATATGCAGAACATGCAACAGCAGAGACAAGGACTGTTAGCGAAAAATGCACAGGCATTTGAGCAACAGTTTGAACAACAGAAGTTGGGAATGCAGGGCAGTCAATTTCAAGATGAGATGGGACTTAAACGCGACCAGATGGCCCTTCAAGGACAGCAGGCTGCAGGCGATGCCGACCTTAAGAATCGTATATTAGCAGAAGATGTGGCCAAACGCCAGATGGTTGAATTAATGGCAGATAAGAAAGAGAAGATACAAGAGAAAGGTGCCTTTGCTTCTTATGGCTTAATAGCTATGAAGGGAGCCAAATCCTCAGAAGAAGCTCAACAAATAAAAATGGAATTCTTAAGAGAAGCCGGTGAAAAGAAGCTTATGTCCCCAGAAGAACTTAAAGCCGCATCTCAGATGCCCATCTCTCAATTCCAAAATGCTTTAAAATACAAGGTGATGCAGTTCGGACAAGTGAAGGAATATAGAGATATGATGGACGCTCAGGCTCCCGCAGCAGCATCCTCCTCAGGAACACAGATTAGTTTTAATAAAGACGGCTCTATAGCTAGCTATTCTTCACAGCCCACACAAGGCACCAAAACTGAAATACAGAAAGACATTAAGAATAATGAAAAAGCTATGACACAAATAGAGAAGTTGCAGAAAGATTATGACCCCAGCTATTTTACATTTAAAGGTCAAGCAGATGCCAGCACCTCTAAGTTTGCTGAAAAATCAAAAGGCACTCCCGGACTAGAAGGAGCCTCTAATTTGGCAGCTTCTGTGGTAACAGGAAAATCTCCTGAAGAGCGAGCTCAATTTATTGAAAAGCGTTCACAGTATATTAACAATATAGAACAAGTGTTCAATACATATAAGAAAGAAATCACAGGAGCGGCAGCAGGTGAGAGGGAAATCGAAATGTTAAGAAAGAGCTTCTTAAACGGTGACATGTCTCCAAGTGAATTCCAAGGAGCTATGGAACAAGTTGTTAGTAAATATAAGAGTGAGGGAGATATTAATAAAAGTGCTCTCACTACAGGCATCGATGTATCTCCCAGCTCCACAGGACTCACTCAGTATTTGAAAGCTAAGGGATATTCAGATGAAGAAATTAACGCAGCATTAAAGGGGAATTAATATGAACGGATTATTCGGCAACTTACAAATGAGCAAAGGTCAGCCAGTTCACCCAGACGTTGCAGCTGCAATGGGAGCTGGAATGGGCCATCCTGTTCAAGAGCCAGGAATGGGAAATGGTCCTCCTCCTCAGCAGGCAGCAACCCCTAACGCCATGTCTCCAGACCAACAAGCTCTTAACGATTGGCTGGCTCAACAGGAACAAGCTAAGCAGGCACCTAAATATTCTGTAGGCGACCTAAATTTAGATAAATACATAAATATGTTTTTACCATAAGGAGCTAACATGGCAATACAAGATGACATTGCAGCGTATCAATCTAAAGACATTAATGCAGACATAGCAGCCTATCAACAACACCCAGACGCTGTTCCAGAAAGTCAAACCATATCAGAAAGTCAGTTCTACCAAGCTCCTGTAGAAGTGGTTAAACAAGAACCAGGCTTCATGAAGAAACTAGATATGATTAACACAGGGGTTCATAGGGGTGTCACTAATTTTACGTTTGCACTGATGAGTAAACTTCCCTTCGGTGACAGATGGCAGAATGCTATTAAGGAACAAGATGCAGCCATTGGAGCAGAACAACAAAAGAATAAAGACACATACTCTGGATATTATCCTCAAGGGGGTGAAATAGCTGGCGAGGTGTTGGCCACACTTCCAGCGGGAGGAGCACTAGGAGCCGTAGGCAAGGCAGCTACATTTGTAGGCAAAGTGGCTCCAACTGGATTGAAGACGCTAGGTAAATATGGAACATCCGCAACAGGCGGTGCAGGTGTGTTAGCAGGGGTGGAAAGTCAAAAATACGACCCAGAAAACCCCGGGCAGCTAGTTAACAGCGAAGCAGCAGGCGCAGCTTTAACTAATCCACTGTCATATGTACTTCCTGCTGCAGCTACAAAGCTTTCCACCTGGGCGGAATCTGCTCAGAAACTAGGGGTAGCTAAAGAACAGTTTCCTAATATAATGGCACGTAATTTAAAAGAACCTGGAATAACTACAAAATTATATGACTCGTTCTTTAATATACCTTCAGCCTTGACAGGAGTGGGTAAACAATCTAAACAAGTGGAAGGCATTGGAGATGACATTTCTAATTTCATAATGAAACAAGCGGGCACTAAAGAAGCTCAAACGGCAGACAATTTACGACAATACTCTGCCAATATTATGCAAAGTACATTGAAGAAGATGGGACGTGCAGAGGATAAGATGTGGGACATGGGATTTAAAACAACTCCTATATCAAACATACAAGGCGTTAAAGATGATGTTAAAAATGCCATTGATTTGTTAAAAACTAATAAGACCCCTGGATATGAAACTGTTGTGAACTATCTTAACAATGGAATCAGAAAAGGTGAAATGAAAGTTGAAGATGTTAAGAAGCTTCAAACACTAGTTAGTGGCGCAGCCATTAATGCCAAGAGTCTAGAAGGTGGCGTGGGCAATCAACTCGCGGGCGACCTAACAAACATCAAAGACTCCTTGCTTAATCACATTCAAGGCAGTTTGTCTCCAGAAGCTATGAAGGACTTTTCTGCAGCCAGGGCGTTTTCCTCTAACAAGTTTGAACTGTTCAAACAAGCCCCCTTGTTACAGAAGGCCCTTAATGATGAAGCGTCTGCACATAATTTGATTAACTCTCTTATAAGTGAGGGGGGCGTAATTCCTCCTAAGAAGGCAGCTTTAGACATACTTTCAGGAAAAGGAAGGGATATGGTGGGAGCCACTAAGTTACAGCAAGCATTGGAAAGCTCAGACACAGCAGGACACATTAACCTTGACTCCTTCTTAACTAAAACTAGTGCCTTCACACAAACTAGCAAGGTGATGAACAAGGACGCATACACGTCTTTACAGGGATTGAATAAATATATTAAAACTGTCAATGACAGTGTTAATGTAGGAAGGATGGGGCAAGCGTTGACAGGAGGTGTCTTAGCTGCAGGAGCCATGGGAGCAGGAGCAGCAGGATTGGCCCTTCCTTTAGTGGCATATGGTGCAGCTTCCTTTGTGGCCAACCATTCTCCCTTAAAAACGTTATTATATGCAGCCACAAAAAACCTTCCCAAGAACACTATGGATTTAGTAAACAAGAACATTGAGAAGCATTTAACAAGAGCGGGATATTTCATGTCGAGAGATGGAGTGTTAAAACACAAAGACGACAAAGACGTCCCTAACGAAGGAGTTCAATAACATGGCCAAAGCCATTAGGTTTTTTCATAAAGGCACAACGATGTTCAATGGTTCTGCTATAGCGGCCGGATTTAAGTTGTTCCAATATGCAGCAGGCACTACAACTAAAACAGATACGTATACAGACATAGCGAAGGGAACAGCTAACGCGAATCCCCTAACTCTTAATGCTGATGGGCGTTTAGACCAAGATGTATATATAGACAGGAGCATGAAATTTGTGCTCGCTACATCAGCAGCTGGAGACCCTCCTTCGTCCTCTGTTTGGACAATCGATAATGCATTGTTTCTAGAGCAACTATGGACAACGACTACAAAGACAAGTGACTACCCGGCGGTGGAAGCAGACAGAGACAAGGTTATTCTGGTTGACGCGACAGCTGGAAATGTCACAATCACCCTTTTAGCTGCGGCGACGGCTGGTGATGGATTCATGTTAGCAGTTAAAAAAACTGACTCTGGAGTTAACACTGTTATTATAGATGCTAATTCATCCGAGACGATTGATGGCTCTTTAACCTTAACCTTTAGCAATCGAAATGAAGTGGCCGTCCTCATCTCCAATGGGACGTCGTGGAGCTTGATTAATAGTGCTGCAGCCCAGTCGACTACATTTGCAACAGATGATGCTTCAAACTCTTCTTCTACAAACGTAGCAACCTTTCAACACACAACCTCAGGCTCTCCTGCAGCAGGAATTGGTGTAGGCACATTGTTCAATAGTGAGAGTGCTGACGAGTCTCCCTGTAACTTCGGGGTTCTTGCATTTATAGCAGACGATGTCACGTCAGGTTCTGAAGACACATATTTATTAGTGCAAAATAGAGTGGCAGGTGCTGCTCTAGGTAATGCATATAAATTCAAAAGAACGGGTGTCGGCAACATTCTATTCACCACAGCGGCAACAGCAGAACGAACAGTGACATTGGCAGATGCCGATTTAGCTTTTAGTTATAGTGGAGGTAAAGCAACCTTCGCTGGAACACTAACTGGTAACAGAACGTACACGCTTCCCGACAATGACTTCACCTTTGTACAACCAGCCACACAATCAGAACAGGAAACAGCCACTTCCACGTCGACAGCAGTGTCACCAGGTAGGCAGCAGTTCCATCCCAGTGCCGCTAAGATGTGGGCATATGTAACCGTCTCAGGAGGTACCCCCTCTTTAGATGCAAGCTATAATGTAAACTCTATAACCGACACTTCAGCAGGTAATGTCACCATAACAATTGGAACAGACTTCTCCACTGCTAACTACTGTGCAGTTGCTAACGCTGTTTCAGCTGCAGGCGCTGCACACACTGCATCAGTTAAGACAGGACATGCAGCAGGCAGTTTAGTTGTGCGCACATATCTATCATCAACAGGTGCAGACACTGATAATATTAACTTGTCAGTTGTGGCATTCGGAGACCAATAATAATGAAGATTATATTAAAAGCTAAAGACGGCTCTATAGCTGTCATGTCCTTAGTGGAAGGAGCCGACAAAAAAGAGGCTATACGGAAGTTTAAAGAAATGCACGCTGAAGACATGTATGAGGAGCACTGTGAAGTGGAGGAAGACAAGCTTCCCAAAAGCAGAGAGTTCAGGGACGCATGGACAGTTAGTGGAAACAATATAGTGGTTGACTCATCTAAAGCTTTAGTGATACATAAGGAGCACATACGACATGCTAGGAATGCAGCCCTAGAGGATTTGGATGGGGAACAGCTTAGACACTTATCAGATGTAGATGGG